TCAACCGCCTCACCAAGTTTAGAGATATTTTTATTTTGCATATCTATTATTTCTAATAACTCTAAATGCTTTTCAAAAATTATCTCGCTGGTATTTGTATCCATCCTTCGGGTATTAAGTAAGTAGTTTCCAATTGTTGCGCATTCACTCCGAACCATGTTTCTTTACTAGGGCTTATTACTTTTCGTCCTAAGTCAGGGTTGGCCCACGCTCCCCACCAACTAAAAGAGCTAGCCCCTATGATATTGTGCTTACATGAACTCATCATCGATAGTTCAGTGAATTCATTCCCATCATCAACAAATCTAAATTCTTTATCTGAATAAGTTTTAGGGAATGTTTCTTTACACCACCCAATATCATCGCTGAAAACCAAGAACTTTTCATTTGGGAAATATTCCATTGCATCTCGCAAATATTTCTCGTTAGCGGTTGTAAAGTTAGCTGGATATTCAAGGTAGTCTCCACGCCTTACGTGAATTGAAACATAATCCAGTGGACTGTAGGTAAAGTTGAGTAAGTCCAGTATTTTATCCTTGCAATGCTCGAAGTAACGTTCTGTTTGAAAGAACCCCCTAAGATGACACCCATCTGGGTTGAAAGGGATGTCGGTGTATCTGCATTCTTGTTCTTCATATTTACCTTGTTTACCGAAAGCGTTTAAATCTGGGCCTCTAAAGCGTATTGGTTGATATTTAAATCTAGGGAAAAAGCGATAAATGTTTTGATGATGATAGCCTAGAGGAAGGGCATAATCTACTCCATATTTCTCCGCATAACCTACCACGGCCGCCGCCTGGAATAGATTATTACCCAACCTTCCTAAGAAGTCACAAGTAACTTTGTAGTTCTGTATGAAGTTACTCATGGGTTATTAATTCTTGCTCTAATTGCTACAAAAATATCGGGATGATTTTTCCTTGTCTCTTCATCATATCTTTTTATTTTAATAGCATCATCTATCAATGATTCCACCTTTAATAAATTATCAGTTAATGTTTCAATTGTGTCAACATCACTATTTATATTCCAATAAACAAATCCATTACGAGAACTAACTGGATTAGATTTATCACGATCACCATTCCTTCCGCACTCATAATTATCATTTAAGGTGATTTTCAATACACCATTACTATTTTTGATTAATTCATCAAAGGATTTTAAAAAATTTGTGTTATCCATAATTATTTCACTTTAAATTTTCGTGGCTCATGAATGATTAAGTCTTTAAACTTTTTATCGTTATGTTTCTTCTCTTTAGATTCGGTATCAATTTCTTCAGATATGCTTTTATTTTTTTTTGGTCTTTTAGATTCCGAATATAAGTGATAACCTTGACAATGATCGCAGAAATAAGCCTTAGATGGCTGAACTAATGAAGCGCGATCAGGAAACTTTTTAAACATTCCCTTAATCGCTTCTATGGCTTCGCGTAAAGTAGGATATATTGTTTTACCGCAAATCATTTCTCTTTTTCAATTTCACGAATCGCTAAAACAACCGAATAAATAAAAAATGCGGTTGATAAACATTGAAGTATAAATAACCAAATAGGTATAGTAATCATTTCCTAACTAAATTATGCACATCAAAAGTCCTAGATCCTAATTCTTTATAAAGCTCAAAACTTTGTTCATCCACTTTCGATTTAATCCACTTCATTTCATAGTCTTTGAACGGAAATGTTTGTCTATGCCCCATGCCTCCACATAGCCCCATGCCATGTTTAATGCCTATATTCGGATTTTCTTTCTCCAATCTAAATTTATAGTTAATTGCATACTTCCATATTCCAATATCCAGAAATACGCTATCTGGTCTTGGCCATTTAAAGGTAGCCATTGCGGCAATTTTAAAGGCAGTACTGAAGAGACTAGAATGTTGGGCGTGAAATGTTTGTTCCCATGTTTTATTTTTGATGTGATAATAGATCGTATCTGAATAGCCTACAAAATCTTCATCGAATGGCTTGAAGTATTCAGGTGAATACCAATCATCATTCTCGACTATAAAAGCCTTAGTGAATCCCCAATGTTTGGCTTGCTTGATACCTGTTTTAATGCGTTCAATTAGATCGAATGAATTTCCGAATGGAGGATAATCAACATGCACTATTCCAAGATCGAAAGGTAGTTCTGTGCTTATGACTCTAAGCCTTTCTAAACAATGCTCTGTAAATTCTGGTCGGTCACCCCGATCAGGAATTATTGCGCAATATTCAGTCATCAATATATTCAGTTAATAGGATTTTGTTGTCCATTGTATTTGGGTTTAATGTCCAAATATCAATATTACATTTATCACTAGCTAAATCTCTTGTAGCTGATTTGAGGCCAATTAATATTTTACCAATCTCTATTTTGCCTTTCATTATTTTAAGACAAAATTCTTCATCATGATTAATTGTAATCATTTGAACGGCATCCATTCTTTCCTTTATTGAACTCATACTAATTGTTTTTCATAAACCGGCAATTTCAAAATATTAGGCTCACTTGTATAAACCATCACTCCACGATTCTTTAATTGTTCGCATAGTTGTTGATAGTTCTTGATCTCATAAGCGAAATTATGATGATATTGATTCCATATTGGATGAGTCTTAAAGTCTACTCCCCAAAGTATTATTTCATCGTAACCTAGATTATAAGCTATTGATATTGCGCAAAATGGCGATGTGTGAGATGTTTGAAATTGCTTAGTTCCTTTAGGAAGTAATTTCCCCTGCCAAACATTGTAATTGAAATAAATGATGTTATTGGCTATCCGTTGCCACTCGCGGTAACAGGTGTAAACTGATTCTACTTCTGTCTTTTGGATTATTTCTAATCGCTCTGGTTCGAACTCGTTAGGATTGTTTAGTAATACTAAGCGTTGTAGTTTATGGCCCCACTTAAAAGCATCATTGACTCCGATCGAATCTCCTTGACCATCCCATTTAGATGCAGACTCACCACAAGCTATGATATTAATGGACGGCATTGCGATACAAATCTAAAAAATTAATCGACATATTTATATGGTTTTGAAATAAAATCTGGGAAGGATGCCTCTATTAAATAGCGGACATTATCAAAAAAGTGACGGCCTTCAGATTGGGTCTTTTTAGGATCGCCTTCATCATTAACCTCTGTATAAATGCAATCTTTAATAGTTTCTTCACAATTTTCAGTTATCACAAATTCAGCGTTTTGCATAACCGAATTACACATTATCCGAGAGTTTAAATGGCTTGGATTAATCGAAGGGACTAAAAGATTTGTGTTTTTCAAATCTAGTTTTTCTTTGATTAAATCATAATGATTTTTATTCCCGCGAATTAATGCTGATCGGCTATGCCCTGAAGCATCACCAGTAACATCCATTTTAAATAAGAATTGTGGATATTTAGCCATTATCATTTCGCATATTTCAGGACTTGATCCATCTTTCATTTTGATTTCATCAAATATTACCAACTTCTTATAATGCGGCATTTGACCGATCAAGCAAGTCATAGGATCTTTATTAAAATCGAACGAAATTAATAGTTGAAGATGGGGATTTATTTCATACTTCTGAATTACATGTTTCTTCTTGACAAAAGCATATAAGTAAGGTTTATCAATTCCGAACGCATCCCAATCACCATCAATTAACCTGGATTTGGTAAGATCGTCCAAATTTGAAAGGTTAGCCATATATCGTTCATTGTTCACTAAGACTGGATTGTCAGTAATCTTAGCAGAAAGATAGAACCAATCCTTAGGCAATTTCCCAGCTAACCACCGATCATAAATATGTTTCCTGGGCCACATTAAGGTAGGATTTAGATTGGCTAAGATCATCGGGGGAGGCATTGGATCAATAGCATGCCGTCCAGCGCGAATAAAACAAACATCTAACAATCCTTTTTGAAGTTCTTCAATCTGTTCGAGTATAAAGCCGTTCACTTCTAACCCTTTGAACCGGTCAAATTCTTTATCCTGAGAATAATTTTCGGCCATGAAAATAATCTGTGAATCATTTTTGAACGTGATTACATGATCCGTTTGATTCCATGATCTAATGAAATTAGTGGGTGCTATCTTCCAAAAAGTAGGTATTGAAGTAAGTTTAAGAGTAGGTAATGATTCTCGTATAACAACCCATTTAGAATTTTTATATACTCTGGCTAGGATTATAGCGCATGCTAGGCAGACATAGGATTTGCCTCCACCCATGGCGCCACCATAGGTTAAAAGCGAATATAATCCACTTAGGACGGCTTCAATAAATTCCTGTTGTTTGGGATGTGGCTTGAATAATTCTTTAACAGCCACTAAAATTTGATGGTTTGACCTCCTATTTGAAAGATTTGATCTTCTGGAAGTTTATGTTCAATATCTTTTGAGTCTCTTAGACCAAGATCTCGGGCAATTATATTTGGATTAAGGAAACCAGACGCGGCCCCGGAGAACTTTTGATTGTAGATGGTTTCCTCTATGCGCGTTACGATTGACTGAAAATCTTCATTGGGTGGCTTAAAATTACGGAAATATGCCGTTCCGCATCCTAAATATAAACAAAGACCATGAAGTGTATAAGGGCGCATTTTAGGCAAATCAACTGTAGGTGAGAGATCTAAATCTCCAACATCTGCACCTTTTTGAATTATTATATTACCTTTTCGCTGTTCTGCTTGTTGGAATTGATTGTCATCACACCATTGAAAATATTCACAGGCAGCTTCCCAAAGAAGTTCTGGGGTTTCGAAAAGTTTGTCTCTACCGTGTTTTGATCTTAATTTCCAGAATTGATTTCCTTCGGGCGCAGCCATAATTTCCTTTGAATGTGTGAAATTACGCTTTTTTTACTAATTTTGCATTGCGCCTCCATAGTGAGGAGCTAAAATTTTAGCAAAGCCCTAAATCTTAATTGGTTTGGGGCTTTTGATTTTTACCATTTAGTTCGTTTGCTATTCTTCTGAACATCTATAATCCCCGGAATGTGAAACCTCTTAGGGTAATAAGCCGGTTCCAGATTACCGTAAACATATCCTAGGTCACGCCCCGATGTGCATGATGAAAAAAGGAGTGCGCACCCTAAATACGCACCCCAAAACCACCTCAATAAACTATGAAAACAAGAATTAGTAGCTACTCTACGCAAAGTAGAATCTGGTTTCACAGTTCTCGCCACTAATTCAAAAGATAATGATTTCATTCTAAAATTCTACGTTTGCGTTCCAAAATAACAATTCCATAGGCATGATTTGTATCCTCTTCTTTCGCTAAAAACCATTGCTCATCTTCTGGTTTGCCTTCATTTTGCCTAATGCGTTTGTCGCCTTCATCATAGGTAAAATAACCAATTTCAATTCGTTCGTAGTGTTTGAATAGTTTAAAAAATAATCGTCTTAATGCTTTCATTTCTGTTCAAGTGATTTAGCCCCTTCAATTCAATTAGTTATAGTTAATTCTTCTCCGGTTAAAGCAAAATAAAGGTTTTGAAGTTGGTGGACGAATTCGATGTTAGTGTTAAAATATCCTTCCAACATTAATGACGCAGGATGACCTCTGAAATTTATTTTCCCATTTGATATAAACCCAAGTCCAGACCATTGATCTTGCCCGCCAGCGCCTTTAGCCTTGGTATATTTAAATCCAAACTTCAATATCCATTCTTCGGTGAGGGGAATAGGCTTATAAGAAGTGTCCCCCTCAGCAATGAATTTAATATGCTCGGCTATAACCTTAGTTTCAATTCCTGCATGAATGATACCAATGTAATTCCCTATTCTTAATTCGCTAGCCTTCATTAGTTTAAGGATAAGGTTATTTTAATCGTTCAGTAAGTGTAAGATGTAGTTATTATATATCCAACTGGGGCTATTGCTGATCCTGATGCCGAATACATAGGATTAACAGTTACCTTAATTATTTGTCCAGTGTATGGTTGTGTTGCCATTAATTCAAGGTTAGCGTTATTTTAATCGTATTCAGATTCATTGTCTTGCAATCCCAAGCGGTGTAAATGAATTGTTCATGTGCCGGCCAAACTCGTTTTTGAAAATGTTGACTGCGAATTACCGTCATAGGGTTCTCTACTGTCCAAAGATTGAAGGTCGGGGTCATTTTGAAATTGTCATATTTTCAGTTGCCTTGCAATGTGTTGCATCAAATGCCGAACATGAAAAATAATCCGCATTAGAAGCATGTACGTAAAGATTAGTGCCGTAGATGATAACATCATGATTAAAAGCAAAATCTGGAATATTCAATTGAGTTATTATTATTTCCACTCCGTTTGGTAACCTTGATTTCAAATTAATCCACATTTGATGCTGCTAAATATTGCAAAAATTTCTCGTCATTTTCCTCCGCTAATAGTTGAGCCTTATTCATATTTGATTCGAATTCTTTTTTTAACGCTTCAATTTGCTTATCTATCAATTTCCTCTTATCAAAAAGAGATTGGCCTTCACGGATAATTATTTCACGCCTTATTTTTAATAGTTCCTTTTCTACTTTATAGTTCATTTGCTATGCGAATTCCTTTTCGAGTTTGATTTCAAGAAAAGTATTAATGCTCCTGCGTTCCTTAGTTGCGGCCTTACCAATCTTTTCCCAAAGATCATTAGGAAGATAGAGGCTTTTTTGGCTCTTTTCAATGGGTTTTTCTTGCTTCTTTGCCATATTGCGTGTAACTTGGTTCAAATGTATGTATTCCAATTTAAACCA